AAAAGTTAAATCAATTCTATCATCATAAAATCTACGGTGAACATGCCTCTCAGTAACTCCAGTGTAATCACTGGTAATTTCAAAAGTTGCAAGTGATGATCCAGGAAGACTTGCTTCAGAACAAAGTAAATTTAATGTGTACTGATCTCCAGCTTCACCACTTCCAAGAGACACTCCTTTTTCAGACAAAAAATTAGTGAATTCACTACCAGCAGGAAGACCAACCTCAACATAAAAATTAGATGTTGTAGCAGGTCTAGATATTTTTGATTTAAACTCTGAGATTGGAACTACCTTTGCCATCTATAAATAGTTTTTACCTTATATATTATGTATGGCAGAAAGTATTAAAAGCAAATACAAACCGTCATTTCCAAAGAAATATAAAGGTGATGCTAGCAATATTATATGTCGTAGTAGTTGGGAAAGAAAGTTCTGTCGTTATTGTGATCTGAACGAGAACATTCTTGAGTGGGGTAGTGAAGAGTTTTGGATACCCTATATCTCACCAGTGGACAAAAGAGTTCATAGATACTTCCCCGACTTTATTATCAAAGTAAAAGAAAGCACGGGACAGATTAAAACCTATGTGGTTGAAGTGAAACCCAAGAGACAAACGCAACCACCAAAGCAGAAGTCAAGAGTAACTAAATCATATTTGTATGAGTGCAAAACTTATGCAGTCAACCAAGCAAAGTGGAAAGCAGCAGTTGAGTTCTGTGAAGACAGACGAATTGAATTCAAAGTAATTACAGAAGACGAGTTAGGTATTAAGTAATGCCAAGAAAAACTCTAAAGCAAAGGCAACAAGAACAAAGTCAAAATAGCAATCGTATTGAAAGAATAATTGATGAGTTAAATGAAACTCATGATCAAGAAGATCAAATGCTAATGATCATGGAAGCACTAAATGATACTGTGACTCCAATTCCAGAGGTAGGAAAGTTCTATACCTTTATATACAATGCAAAAACTCCTGGAGTAACCTACGATCAACATCCATTGATTGCTTGCACTGAATTATTTCAATGGGGATTTCGTGGTCTCAACTTTCATTGGAGAAAATACAGACAATATACATGGGAAGAACTTGCAGGTCAATTGTATATTGTTCAACAGGAAGAACTTGATGATTTAATCTCAGTCCAGTATGGAAAGTTCATACTAAATAGATAAAAAAGTAGTGCGTAATGGCATCAGCGACTAGTAAGGTAAGCAAAGTAGAGACTGGAACTAGTGTCCGCAATAGAGAAAGTAACTTCTATAAGACAGAAGTTACTACACTTGCTGATGGGAATGTAGAAAGAAAAACTTATAGAACTGATGCAAGTGGCAACAATACGGTGTTGTTGCAGACAGCAACTACAAATGCAGAAACCGGAAAAGTCACCACAGATACAACATCAAATGTTAGTGCAGAAGAAAAAAGAGCCCTTGCAAATCCAGATTCACAACTGAGACAAACAATACGGCAGCAAACTGATAGTGTAAAAGATGAAGTTCTTGGCAACTCAACTGATCCAGTAAGTAAAGAAAACGTTGAGAAGGCAGGTGGTTCTGATGGAAATAGTGCAAAGACTGAAGAAGGAGGAGACTCACAAGCATCTGAAAGTGGACCGCAAAGACAAACTGGATCTTTCAACTTTGGTCAACAAGGTCTTCAATACCCAGAACTATTACCAGAGGGTCAAGATTGCGTTCAATTTGTATTGCTCAAATATGATGCTAAAGATTTAACTACTGATAATCAGCAAGGACTTGGATTTGCAACAAGAGCAAGAGTAGGTCCAGGTGGAAAAGGTGAAAGAATATTAGGAACAGTAACACTTCCAATTCAATCTGGTATTAAAGACTCCAACCAAGTTGGATGGGGTGAAGGAAAAATGAATGCGTTTGATATTGTAAAAGCAGATATTGCAAAAAATACTATTGAAGCGGGAGCAAGTGGATTTGCAGAGTCTTTAGACAGAACAGGAAAAAAAATTAGTGAAGCGGTAAAGAGTGAAGATGGAAAAACAGCAATAGCAGGTATCTTTGCAAGTAAAGCAGCAGGTGTGCAGGGACTTTTGGCACGAACTGAGGGTGCAGTATTTAATCCAAACCTAGAACTTCTTTTTAACGGACCTTCATTGAGATCATTTTCTTTCTCGTTTAGATTATCTGCTAGAAACAGAAATGAGGCAGAAAAGATAGTTAAGATTATCAGATTCTTTAAAGAGGGAATGGCACCATTTAGATCTGATGCAAATCTATTCTTACTAGCACCACACACGTTCCAAGTACACTATCTTTATAGAGGACCTGGAGCTAATGCAGACGAACATCCATACATAGGTAAGATGAAAGAGTGTGCATTAACTGGTTTTGAAACAAACTACACACCAGAAAATAACTATACAACATTGAAAGATGGATTCATGTCTTCATATCAAATCACAATGACTATGAAAGAACTTGAACCAGTATTTGCAGATGATTATAAAGATCTTACTGGAAACGAAATAGGATTCTAAGATGTCAGATTACTTTAGAAGAGTTCCAAATTTTGAATATGTCAGCAGACTTTCGGATGCTAACATTTCTGATTATATTCCTGTAAAAAATCTGTTCAAAAGAGGACAACTTAGAGAAGACATTTTCCAAGACCTTGCATTCTTTACTAAGTATCAGATCAAAGGAAATGATAGACCAGATAATGTTGCAAATGATTTCTATGGAGATTCAAACCTCGATTGGTTAGTTTTAGTTTGTAATAATGTTCAAAACATCCAGACAGAATGGCCACTGACTCAACAAGGATTTGATACTTTTCTTTTAGAGAAGTATGGTACTTATGCAAATATAAATGCAACTCATCATTATGAAACAACAGAACTTAAAAATTCTAAAGGCATTGTAGTCGTGCAGGCTGGTCTTAGAGTTCCATCAACTTATAGTATCACATACTTTGATGATGGACAGCAAGGATATGTTACTGCATCTCCAGTCGTTGAAATTACAAACTATCAATATGAGGAGAAACTTCAGAACGATAGAAGAAATATTTTCCTACTGAAACCAAGATACCTACAGATTGCATTAGATGATCTTGAAATTCTTATGACATATAAAAAAGGATCCAGTCAGTATAAGACTGGATCCTTGAAGACTGCTGATAATATCAGACTATTTGAATAGTAGATTCACATATGCTGCCACCACTAAAAGTGTGAGGCAGATCTGGTTATAGTTCACTCTTCAGCAAGACGCTGGAAGTAGGACAGTGCATCATCCTCATCTTCATCAGAACTAGAAGGTTTGAGAGAGTTGAGTTTCTCACTCAGTTCTGCAGGAAGTTCAGACTTCTGTGAACGGGAAGAGAAGTCAGGAGCATAGGAACCACGATCGTTATCTTCATCCTCAACCTCTTCATCAAGACGAGGACGGGAGGAAGACTTCTGACCCAGAACCATCTTCAGACGATTCTCCAGTTGCTCATAAGATTTGAACTGATCTGCAGCAGTCAGGGCAGTAAGCGAGTACTCTTTTTTCCACAGGGCTTCAAGAGCATCGTCGTCATCCAGGAGTGGTGCAACGCGATCAAATTCAGATGAGTCATAATTCCAGTAACCTTGAACCTTCTTGATCTTCAGTTTGAAGTTAGCACCCTGCCAGAAGTCAAAGGGGTTGATTGGAGTCTCATCCTCAAACTCAGGTTGCATTGCTTCCATGATCTTATCAAAGATCTTCTTACCATACTTGAACAGGAAGACTTTACCTTCGTTGTGAGGGTTTGCCTTGTCCTGTACAACATAGATGTTGCTGTAGTAAGACAGTTTGCGCTTCTGCTTACGAACAGTGTCCTTATCGGTCTCGTTACCACTGTTCCACAGTTCGCGGTTGTATTCGCCAAGAGGATCCTTCTGACCGATAGTAGTCAGTGAGTTCTCAATGTACCAACCACCAGGGCCTTGGAAGGCATGGGAGTACATCTTCGCCCAAGGAAGTTCCTCATCGTTAGGGGCAGGCAGGAAACGGATGACTGCATAACCATTGCCAGTCTTGTCCATTTCGGGTTTCCAGAGACGGTCATCTCCACCGCCACCAGTATTGTTCATCTTCTCAACTTCCTTAACCAGTTTAGAGGTCAGTGAACCAAGAGAAGATTGCTTCTTAAGATTTGCGAAAGACATAGGATTCGTTGTGTTTGTACGTATTTGGCTTTTGTGTACTCCATTATTCTACACGTTGGAGTCGGAGTCGTCAATACTCTGTTTCATCACCTCAAGCATTTTTTCCATATTGGAAAAGACAACACTCATATCAACCTCTGATGAGAGTCCCATCATTTTAGCAGAGTCAACGATATTTTGTTTCATAAGTTTTGCATCTGGGTCATCAGACAGACTCAAACGAGTGTAGAGAATCTTTTGTTTCTCTATCAGTTTTCCCAGCAGTCCAACATGAAAAAGTTTTTCTTCTTTATTCATAGTTGGAAATTTGAAGACGTTAGTGTAAACGTCTTCTTGCAGTTCACTGATTTCGGTCATCTCTGCACGGACAACCTCTGAGTCAAAGAAACTCATTCCTCTTCAGACTCCTCTTCGGGTTCAGATTCTGGTTCAGCATTTGCCTCTTCAATTTGAGACAGTGCATCAATCGCGCCAAGAACTTTCAGGTAAGTGGTGCGAAGAGTTTCAAGTTGCTGTTCAAGTTCAGCTTTCTGCTTGAGCAGATTTTCTAATACAGTTGCATTGTCAAGTGCCATGGACCATCTCCTTCAGAATTTTTTTGTAGTGGAATACATCGATATTTAGGAACGGAGAATACTTCCGCATTCTCATACTGACGGTTTCCCACACCGGGTCCGTCAGTGTTTTATCATAATCAGTTCGATAACCAAGTATCTTATCACAGATTACCATTGTCTCAAGAGAAACATCTCCACTGAGATATCCTTTGAGTATGGGTGAGTGTCCGTTTGAACTTGCAAAAGCATCATTAATATCTCTATTAGCAAGCACGGACTCCATCTCTTCTTTAAAAACATAAGAGAGGGATTGTGTTCTTCTTTTCCATGAG